GCTGCCTTGCAGTTTAAAGCCTTTGCCGTCAACAGTATGTGATATTAGATTTGGCGTGTTCATTGGACCGCCATAGTAGTATGCCGTGTAGCTTTTTAGAAAGTTTTCTATGGCTGCATCTCTTGTATCGTATACTGTAAGAATTACAGGGTTATAATCAACACCTGTTTGTACTATTCTTTTGTTATTATAACTATTTAGAGTTTGTACCCTATTAGTATAACTTGGCATAGTGACACTTGCTACACGGCTTAAATCTACTGTTCCTTCAATTGTATCTAAACTACAAGTGAAGTTAAATTTGTTTCTAGGCACAGCCGAAATCGTACCAATCGTATCTTGTCCATACAATTTATGTGCTTGTGTGCCTAGAGCCATTTTTTTATCCTATCTTGGATTAAGTTGTTGCGCCGTCGTCTGCAGTTCCTCTAAACCCAGAACTTAGTACGTCATTTCCACCAATTGTATGTTCAGCATGGTCATAACGAATAGTTGCCGTTACTTGTACCATGTCTGATGTAGCATAGTTTAAATCACCATATGCAACATTTTGTAGGTAACAACCTTTTAATTCCCATACATCGAAAGGGGTTACAACAGATTTGCCATTGCCGCCATCTAATGTTTCAATTTTCATTTCAAACTTATATGATGAGCCTGCTGTGGCACTTGCTTGATCTGCATGATCAACTTGCCTGTTAAGCTGTCCGCCTAATTGTTTAATAACTTCTGATGTCATGTCATCACGCATTGTTAGTGTTAGTGTTTCCCAAGTGTGCTTACCCGCAAGATACATTTTTGAGTTGTATGAATCAACAACGACTTCTTCGTGAGTTAGGCTTGGTCTTGATACACTAATTACGTTTTGTGTTACAACATCTGAATTTACCGAATTGCCCAGTCTTGTGAATGTGACACGGAAACGATATTGTAGTTTTGGCATAAGAGTTGTACCTTCTGTACTTCCAGTAGGTACGCCAAAGTTTGTAATTACAGCCATTTTTAATTTCTCCTTGAATACTATAATCTAATAGTAATTTGTTCTATATGTATTTATGCAAAAAGGTAAAAAAATTTACCAGTCATAGAAAAGGCTGCAATGATTGCAGCCTATTCTGTTTATTTTATATAAATTTATGCTAATTCGCCTGTGTTAACAATACGAATTGGTATGTAAATAAATTCTGCAGATTTTGTAGGCTCAATTGCTACATCTACATAAAATTCATTTGCATCAATTCTTGCAGGTGTGTTGTTAGTTACATCACACACTACTGCAAAGTCGTAAATACCACGTTGCTTAAGAATGTTTGCTAGGAAACCTTCAAAAGTTGATTTTGCATTTGCACGTGTTGTTTCGTCATTAGCTTCAAACAAGAATGGTCTTGCAATAACTGCAAAACGTTCTCTTAGATATGCTGTTAAACGAGCAACATTTACACGGTCAAGTGCGCTTGCTCCTGCATGTAGAGACTTCTGACCAAATACAACTACACCATCTGTTGGGAAGTTTGCAATTGGGTTAAGTTTCTTTTCATACATAGCATCACGAGAACCTTGTGTTAGTGCTACTGGAACAAATTCGTCCTCTGCATTTAGGTAGCCTACGTTTGCTGCGTTTTGTACTACACCACGTGTTAAGCCTGCTGGTGCAAACCACTGAAAACTTACATTATCATTATATGCGAATGTATATAATGCTATGTGTGATGCTGGTGCTACTACGCTATTACCTGATACTGGGTCAGTAGCTAGTGAACTTGGATAATATGCTGCTGCATATGTGTTCTTTGTTACTAGTCCGTCTTCGCCATTTTCAATTGCGCCGTTACCTTGGATCCATGATACTGCATCTGTTGGATTCATACGTAGCGGTGAGTCAACAATAATAAATGCTGTTTCATCTCTATCACTGTTTAGTGCTACCATTTCATCCATTAATTCTGGATAACCTGGTGCTGCAATTAAGCGGAAGTTAACTGTATCTTCACGTAGTTCTGATCCTGATGCACTTGCTTGCATTGCTGTTACTACTACTCTACGCTGAGCATGACGACCAAATGAACCTGCGCCACTTGCTTGGTTACCTGCGTGGTTACGCCATTTCCATGCTGTGCCTAGGCTTGTATCATACATACGTACTGTACCGCCTGAACGACACATGTTAATACCTGTTGTACCAACTGGGTGTAGTAGAGGATCTGGTGCACCTGCTATTAATGCAGATTCAAATACACCTGCCGCTGTATCATTTGCTGTAATATCACCAAATACAACACCACCTGATGTTGTTTGGTCTGTGTTATCTTTTAGTACCCATGCACTGCCGTTATCTCTGTAAATTACAGGATATCCGTTAGCGTCTGTATCTACCCAATAGTTACCTACATTGCCTGCACTTGGTGCTGATGTAGCATACGTAACATTTGTTACACGCTTCCATTTTTGTGTACCGTTATCGCTACCAACTTCATAAATTGCAAGTTGATTTAGATCTGGATCAAACCACATTGTGCCGTCAACTGCCGCACCTGTTGGCTCTGCTGTTGATGCTGTTACAACTAAATTTCCCCAAGCACCTGATTCGTATGATTTTAGAACAAGTGCTGATGCATCTACTTCTAGTGTTAAATCACCGTCTTGTAATGTACGTGCTATAGCCGCTGTACCATCTTGGAATGTATCTGATGTTGTACCTGCTGGATCTGTTGCCATTGCATAGTTAATTGGGTGAGCAACAAATGTGCCAGCCATATTTTCAGCAATACTTATACTTACACCACTACCTGGTTTTGTTGTTTTAACCCAAATATCGCCCACGCTTGGTGATGATGGTTCGCTATAATGTGGTGCGAATGTAGGTGTTTCTGCTACCCATGCACCACTATTTTCTTTATAGTATTGAATTTGTGTTGATCCTGGTGCTGCTGCAACTGCTACTAAA